GAACTCAATCGGTTTATGGAACAGGTCGAAGCATTCGCGGCGATTGAATTGCATATCACGCTACCGGCGGACATATGAGATTCGACCGACTGAAAGCAATCAGGATGCTACCGTGCGTTGTTTGCGCAAATATCGGAGCAGAGCCTCATCACATCATCCGGCAAGGGCATGGAATCACTGGTGGAAAGGCTGATGACTCGGAAACAATCGCTCTATGCCGGGTACATCACAATGAACTGCATCATAATGTCAGAGCGTTTGAGGAGGAGCATGGCACGCAAATAGAGATGCTGGCGAAAACAAACCGCTGGCTGGATGTGTGTTATGGGGAACGAGTATGCGCAAAATGACGGCTAAGATGCATAAAGGCGACGGCAGTATTGGCAGGCCATGTCTGAAAATAGCATGTCCTGAAGATGGCGCGATGATCCCGGCAGATGCATGCAGGCCGCGATATTGCCGGGCGAATCGGGGATATAAAGAATGGCTGGATGACGGGGTGATGAAGGTAGAAACTCTTTGCGGACTGGAGGATATGAAGCAATGAGGGCGGCCAGGGTGGATCAGAATCAGGCAGAAATAGTCTATGCATTGCGGAAAGTGGGCGCGACAGTTCAGCACTTGCATAAAGTAGGGCAGGGGTGCCCTGATTTACTGGTGGGATTCAGATCGGAGAATTTTCTGATGGAGTGTAAGCTGATGAAAAAGGCATCGAAGTTGAATGAGCGGCAAATCAAATGGCATGCCGAATGGCGTGGGTCAGTACATATTGTAAGGAGCGCACAGGATGCCATGACGATCATTGGTGTTTTTTTGCCTTAATGTATAAGCAAAACTTATGGCAATTATACAGAACACAATAAAAAACGGGGGAAGTATGTCCGGTGGTATTATAAACATAAGCATTAACCATGCGATCATGAACCCTGACGATCTGCCCGGCGAACTATCGTCAATCGCCGAAATAGTTGGCGTTGAAAAGGCGCTGGAATACGCTGAAAAAATGGGCGGCGTTACGCTGTACTTTGTGCGGTGGTTAGATGACCCAGAAAAGTGGAATGAAGATACTGTAGATTTAGTCGATACCTTCGGCGTAGGTCACGCAAAAGAGATCATTTCACTATTGGCACCTGGCTCTATAACCATACCGAATTGCAAACGGCTATTAGCGACGCAAAAGCACAAGCGCGTGATAGCAGATAGGGAAAGCGGTATGTCAGTAAAAGCAGTGGCGCGCAAATATCGGATGCATGAACGAATGGTGCGCAGAATCACGCAATCGGCGCGGCAAGAGTTAGAGCAGAATCAGATGGCGCTATTATGAATGTTTCACTTGAACTTGATGATAAAGCGGTCAAGGCGGCATTGAACCGATTATCCGCCGCTGGCCATAACCTGCAACCTGCACTGGCAGACATAGGAGATATGGTTGTCTCCAGGGTGGTAGATGGCTTCACACGCGGCGAAAGCCCGTATGGTGAGCCATGGCAGGCACTTGACGATAAAACGAAGCACGGGCGATTACGCAGAAGCAAATCAAACTTCCGCAAGAATGGCAAGCTATCGGCAAGAGGGAAGCGAACAGCCGCCGCCGGATTTCAGCCCTTGGTTGACACCGGTAACTTGCGCAACTCAATCACACGCAACGTGAGCGGCAACAGCGTAGAGATAGGCACTGATTTGATTTATGGCGCAACACACCAATTTGGCGATCCAGAGCGGGGCATCCCGGAACGCCCGTTTATGCCCATGGACGGATTGCCGGATGAGTGGGCTCAAGAAGCCCTAGATCCCATCGGCGAACAGATTGCACGGGCGGTGAAGTAATTATGGCGCGGCTCACGCCTGGTCAGTGGCAGGCTATACGGACGGAATACGAGGTTGACTGTATATCATCAACAAAACTTTCGAATAAATATGGTGTAGCTGAATCAACGATATGCCGCCGTATGAAGAAAGAAGGATGGGATCGCAATAAAACGCAAGACGCAATAGAAAAAAAGGTAAGCAGTATCAAGGCTTTAGCGGAAATAACGCAAGTAAACGCAAGTGGAACGCAAGCGATTTTGCAAGAAGCGGAGCGGCGCTTGCGTTTGGAAGGTTTTTTCATGGATGCGCTGGAGTACAATCAGACAGTGGCAAACAATACTCTGAAGCGAAACATCGACGATGGATCTGCGGAATTGACCCATATTAACCTGCACTCACAGATCACAAACCGCAACAAGGATGGTGTTATGGGTAAGCCTCAAACGCAGGTAAACATTCAAAACAATGTAGCGGTAAATCGTGAAAGTATTATGGAAGATTTAATGCAGGAATATGGAAGATGACCGAAGCTGAATGCGCCCTTGCAAGAAGGAATCTGTTTTGTTTCTCGGTGGCACTATTCAGGGCAAGTGGAAAACAATGGGTAAGGAATTGGCATCAAGAGGTGATATGTAGAGCGCTTGGACGTGTAGCAGCGGGTTTAACAAGGCGGTTGATAATAAACATACCACCACGATATTCCAAAACGGAGTTAGCGGTAGTTAATTTTATAGCATGGTCTATGGGAAATTTTCCTGATTCGGAATTCATCCATGCCAGTTATTCCAAGCGGCTGGCGACCAACAACGCATATCACACGCGCGCATTGATGATGAGTGAAGCTTATCAGGCTGTATTCCCTGATGTGAAACTGAAAGATGACTCGAAAGCCAAAGATGAATTCCGCACCGAGCAGGGTGGCATTGTTTATGCCACAGGTGCAGAAGGAACCATCACAGGCTATGGGGCGGGCAAGGTGCGCGGCGGGTTTGGCGGGGCAGTCATTATTGATGATCCAACCAAGGCCGGTGAAGCCATGTCAGATGTGAAACGGCAAAATGTGATTGACTGGTATCAAAGCACGGTTGAAAGCCGGTGTAATAGCCCTGAAACACCGATCATCGTGATTATGCAGCGATTGCATGAGGATGATTTGTCAGGGTGGCTACTGCACGGTGGAACGGGTGAAAACTGGGATCACCTTTGTATTCCTGCAATCAACGATGACGGCGAACCACTATGGCCTGCGAAGCATGATCTACATGCACTGCAACGCATGGAGTCAGCCGACCCATATAACTTTTCCGGCCAATATATGCAGACGCCAACGCCCAAGGGCGGCGGCATGTTCAAGACGGAATGGATTACACGCTATCGAGAAGCACCAGTCGAGCGAGATATTGTCCGCATCGTCCAGAGTTGGGACACCGCATATAAAGCAGCGCAGATCAACGACCCGTCAGCATGCACCACATGGGCGGAAACGAAAGACGGCTATTACCTGTTGCATGCGTTCGTGAAACGGATGGAATACCCGGAACTAAAACGAATGGCCAAAACACTCGCTGACGAATGGAAGCCAGATGCGCTGCTGATCGAAGACAAAGCCAGCGGCCAGAGTCTGATTCAGGAGCTGCGCGGCGAAACACGGCATTCGGTGATCGCGATTCACCCTGAAAACGATAAAGAGACACGCGCCAACGCAGTGACCTCCATGTTTGAGGCCGGGCGCGTGATATTCCCATATGACGCGCCATGGCTAGATTCTATCGAATCAGAACTATCCACCTTCCCGCTTGGGCGGCATGACGATCAGGTGGATTCAGTCACCCAGGCGCTCAAATACATGCATGATAGAACAGCAGCGCTACCGATTGCGATCTATGCCAACCATCAAGCAATCAATCGCAACACAGGAGGCCTACGACATGGCTTTATTTAAGTTCGGAAAAAAGAAAACAGAGAAAGCGGCGACGGCAATGCAGCCATTGCCACGGCGCGGAAAGTTATATCAGGAAACGGATGTCTACGGACTGGTCAGCTTTATGACCAACATGCCGGACATTGACGAAACGCTGAATGCAGCGGGTATCTTCCGGCGCGATCTAAAGCGACTGGAAACCGATGATGAAATATCCACCGCGCTGGAAACGCGGCTATTCGGCATGATGTCCACACCGTGGAGGTTTGAGGGCGATGATAAAACATCGATTGAATTTATTCAGGAGCAGATCACCCCGATTCTTGAGCCTTTCATGCGCAATGTATGGAGTGCAATTCCGTATGGTTACAATGTTTCAGAGGTGATTTATAAGCCGTTGGATGGCGGCAAAATCGGCATCAATAAGGTGCTATACAAGCCGTTTTACTGGTTCCAGCCGCGATCTGATGGTGAATTGTCACCTTATGGCATGGTTGATGATGTGTTGGACACTCGGTTCAAGTTTATGCTCACACGGCGCAACCCGACTTATGTCCAGCCGTATGGTGAAGCATTGCTCTCCCGTCTGTACTGGCCGTGGTTTTACCGTCAGGTGGGATGGGAGCATTGGATGCGCTGGTTGGCTCGCTATGGCACACCACCCCTCATTGGTGAAGGTGTAGGCAATCAGCTTGATTTATTGCGGGAGGCGCTATCCGGTGCAGTCGATGCGGCGGCGCTGGCAGTGCCGGAAGGAACAAAAGTAACAGTTGCCAACGCAGCGGCAGGGGCAAGCCATTTCCCGGACTTTGAACTTGCAGTGACCAAGCGGGTTCAGAAGCTGATTTTAGGGCAGACGCTGACCACTGACGTCGGTAAAACAGGATCATTTGCCGCTGCCAAGGTGCATGACGGTGTACGCGATGATAAACGGCTATCAGATGCCAAGCTGGTAACGGGAACGGTGCAGCACTTGGTGGATGCCCTGGTTGCCCTGAATAACCTGCAACCAGTTACTTTCGTGATGGAAGATGGTCGGGAATTAAATCCGGAACGCGCGACACGCGACGCGACACTGGCGAGCGCCGGCATCGCTTCGTTTTCGCGTGATTATCTATTGCGGGCGTATGATTTCGACGAAGATGATTTGGAAGATATAGCGCCGCAACCCAAACCGGCTATGAGTGCATCATTCCAGTTTGCCGATGGTCAGCCAAAATTCACGCCCGCGCAGAATGACGTTGAATCATTGGGCGATGCGACAGTTGCGCAATCACAATCCCCCATATCTGATGATGCTATCAAGATGGCTATCAAATCATCAGAGACCGCCGAAGACATGATGAACAAGCTGGCAACACTGGCAGAGGGGTATTCACCGGAAGCGTTTGCCGAATTGACCGAACGGGCATTGTTTGCCGCCGATGTATTCGGGTTCGTACAGAGCGCACAGGGCAAGCATTGAAAAAGATGAGGCCAGTACCATTCAAAGAGGCGTTGGCTTATGCTGAACGTCAGAATGTGGTGCTGACTGATGAATACTACGGGGAACGGATCGGGTTGGCTCGCGCGCAAGCGCGAACCATATCTGGATTGGCTGGAGTAGATCAGATTCAGCATGTGTTTGATCTGCTGGATGCGGAAATGAAAAACGGCGGCACATTCCAGTCATTCCGCAAGGCCGTTGCAGCAGGCGAGATTGATATTGCTCTGCCAAGGCACCATTTGGAACTGATCCACCGCAATAATATCCAGAGCGCATATGCAGCGGGTCGCTGGCAGCAGGTGCAATCAAACAAGGCCAACCGCCCGTATCTGGAATATATCGCGGTGAACGATGGCAGAACGCGCCCGAGTCACAGAAGGATGCACGGCCATATTGCGGCGGTTGATGATCCGTGGTGGGCTACACATCACCCACTTAACGGATATCGATGTCGGTGTTCAACACGTTCAGTCTCAGCCGCTGAGGCCAAGCGTAAGGGCATCAAACCAGCTCCTAAGGCAGAGCCGGACAAGGGCTGGGAATATAACCCCGGCATGGCTCCCATGGAGGGGCTGAAACAAGCGGCGAAACAAAAGAAGGCTGTGGTGCATCCGAAGCTGAGAGGGGTGGTGGATAAGGCTGTTGTCAGCAATACGCGACCACAAACACCAAAACAGGCGAAAGAGATTGGGGCAGCAATAAGACAGAAGATAGAACAATCTGGGCCGGTGACCGTTGATGCCGTTTTTTCCGAACTTACGCGCATACGATCATTTGATAAGGTGACAGCAGACGTTGGAAATGGCGGCAAAGGGGCAAAGTCTGTTGTGGCTGCATCGTTATCATATCCTGATGATTGGGTAACGATAGCGAACAAAGCCGGAACTACTCATGTTCGATCTGCAAAAAGCAGAGGGAGGCATTATGTTGTGAACCATTCGCACGATAAAAAGCGAGTGCGGGTAGGTGGAGGTTTTGGCGTGAGAACAGTCCACGCGGGAGACAGTTACATTATTACAGGGAGCCATAAAACAAGTGTGCATGAATACGCGCATAGATTGCAATCAACTATCCCTGAATTAGATGCTATTTTCCAGATAGAGCACAAAGCACGCACGGAAAGTGATAAATTAAGAAGATTGCGTGACATTACAGGAAATAAGGCGTATAAAGTGGACGAGGTCGCGAAAGAAGATCATTATATCAATCCGTATTTTGGCCGAGAATATGGTAAGGGTGAGGCTAAAGAGGTTATGACGATGGGTTTTCAGCATGTGTTAGGTGGCAAAAAAACTGAATTTGATGATCTGCTGAATAATGACAAGTCGTTGTTTGATCTGGTTATTGGCTTGTTGGCTGCATTCTGATGATTATCAAGGAATATTCAAACGCTACAAAAAAGACGGTAACTATTGGCATTGTTGAAATAGATTTTCAACAGGGGCAGCTAACGGGTGGTGATCAGGAAATATTTGACAGAATCAAGACATATTTTGAGGACGGCATGAGTGGGAATGAAACTTACCGTCATCTTGTTTCCATTGGCCTTGATAAAAAAGAAGCACGTTCCAGCGCCAACTTCGGAAAAGGCGTTTTTTCGCTGCACGCACAATCACCCGGATATGAACTCACAGACCCTTTTCATGACAAGTCGCAGTTCAAGGCGTTAATATCCTGTATGGGTTGGCATTCAGATGATCTTGCCGATGTAGATATGCCCGAATCAACATGGGAAAAATACCCAGATGACCCACCAGAAGTCGGAATTGAAGTCTTAAACTAAACCAAGTATCTTTCGGGTTCGTTGTTTTGGGATTGGCCGCCGTGGGGGCGGCCTTTCCTTTTGGAGTCAGCATAGCCCGGACTCCTTTTCGATGATCTCCCGAATCTGCGTCACCGGCCATAAACTTGATCGTCCGCGCTTAATTGGTGCCGGGTATAAGCCCGCCTTTATGTTGTCATAAAATTGAGTCCTACTTATTTTCAGCGCATATAGAATCTGTGGAAGTTTTGCGAAGCCTTCACGCGGAAGTGTTAAGTCTTGATCTGTCTTTGCCATAATTCACCCCTTGGTGGTATTCGCCGGTTTTGTGCGGCGTGGGGCGAAGCTTGGGGCTTAATTGCCCAGCAACAGGCCTATAGGACTCAATAAAAAGGGAATAGTGCTTATTCCCCTGCTATTCCCTTCTCTCATTTAACGATGAAAAAGCTGCTTTTATGCTGGCACGTATGGTTTTCTTGTCCATGGGGACACCTTCACCCTCAAGCAGTGCATGCACCTTGCCAACTGTGTCAGTATTGTCAGGGGAATATCCTAATTTACCTGCTAGGACTGCTATCAAGCAATTCAGAGTAGTCTCCTTTCGTGGGTCAAGTGGCTTTGCGTCTGCCACTGGCTCAATAAACAGGAAAGCGGGATGCTCTTTGAGTCTGTGAGCAACGGCCTCCAGTTCGACCCTGCTTATCTCGCTGTGCATTATACCAGCGTCGTGACGGGCTACGGGGCGAACGATAGAAAGAGGCTTTGCTCTTCGCTAAAGGACAGTTTTTTTAATTTTTTGTCCTTATGCTTCAGGCCACATTGAGGGCAAACCTTTTACCCCGGCACTATGTCCGCTTCCCGGCCTCTAAATGGCCGTGATTATTGCGAGCCATGCACACCAAACGTGAAATACCAGCCGAGGCATATCGATTCTCTGCCCCTGTTGCACTGCAAGGCGAGGGCGAT